AAAGAACATGGACCACTTGGAAAAGATGGCATTGCAAGGCTAACTGGTCTTGATAGCACTCAGGTTTCTCGGCGCATGAATGAAATGAAAGTCATGGGCATGGTTTTCTTGACAGGCAAAACAGTTAAATCAAACAGCGGACGTAATGAAAGAGAGTGGACAGTATGAAAGAAACACAATCGTTTAGCATGACAGAGTTCCAGGTCATGCAATGGGCACAGGCTAGGGGCATCTATGAGAACGGTACAGCACTAGGTCAAGCAAAGAAAACTCTTGAAGAAGCTGGTGAACTGGTAGCCGCCATTGAAGCCAATGACCGAGCAGAGATTGCCGATGCCATTGGTGATGTGATGGTCACTCTGATTAATGTAGCTGTGTTGACAGATATGGACGTTCGTCAATGCTTCTATAACGCTTACAAGGTCATTGAGCACCGCAAGGGCTACATGAACAAAGATGGGCAGTTCGTTAAGGAGTCATGATGCTTTGCGATACTTGCACCAATACAACCCATTGCATGAACCTTGGTCGATGCGGTATGCGTACTGGCACACAATCTGCCCTTGATAAGCAGGTATCAGGCAACCACTACAAAGACAAAGGCATCCAGCCCATTGTCTATATCCATGCAAACAATCTGGGGTTTTGTGAGGGCAACGTCATCAAGTACGTTACCCGCCACAAAGAGAAGAATGGGGCTGCGGATATCCAGAAAGCAATCCATTACCTTGAATTGCTATTGGAGCTTCAGTACCCTACCCAGGGAAAAGAGCCAAAGCCTCGTTAGTATGCTTGATTCGGTCATCAAGACCGATAGTGCCGCCATTGATCTTCTTGGTAAGCGCCAGCATATTTCCAGACTCGGCCAAAGAATTTAACTTCTGGGTGTCCCAAAACCATCCAGCAGTTAAAGCAGCATACTGAGGCGTTGCTACTAAATCAGGCTCCATGATGAAGTCCACCCCCAGTGCTTTGCCAGCATGGTAATAGTTAGCAGATCCGGTCAACTGAATGCAACCACGGCCACGAAAACGATAGCCATCTCCAGAAGCCTCGTCCCGATTGCCCATACGGTTTCCATAAATACGATTTGCAATTTTCTTTGGTTGTCGTTCATATTCAGCCGCCTCTTCAGGCGTAAAGCCCCAAACCCTGCGCTGTGTGCGAGGGAATAGCTTAACAAGCGTTGCAGCACGGTAGTTTAGGTTTTCTTCCAGCACACGGAAATTACCAGATTCATGTCCGCACTGACCAATAAAAGATGCCATCTGCCTTGGCGTCTTGATCCCAAAACGGTCAAACGTAGAATTTAAAGCGTCAGCCCATTCAGGAGCAATGTGCAACTGTTTTAGTTGTTCAGGGGTTACCATTGATGATATTCCTCATGTTCTCGTAAGCTGCGACACAAGCATTTAGCTGGTTAATAGCTTTGTCGCCATCTGCTGCAATCTCTGCAATCAACCTCAAGGTTTCCTGTTCTGACTCGGTTGGTCCTGTATTACCAGGAGCTTGGTCAGGCGATCCACTAGGTTGGCTTCTCTCTTCATTGATATCTCTTGGGGCAACGGTGGGATTTGTGGGGGCTTGTGGACAACTGGCGGTGGGGAAGCGCACCCTGCCAGCACGAATGGCAGAATTAAGGTCCATTTGCTTTTTGCTGATGACATCATTGGCCTTTCTGAGTTCGGTTTCTTTAACAGAGATAGCCTTAGCCATCTCCTGCTCTTTAGCTCTTGCCTCTTCGTTCTTTCTGGCAATCTCAATTTGCATTTCGGTATTGCGGTCACCCCAGCCACGCCCATAACCCCATTTGTAAATCCCAAAGATCACCAGCAAAGCCAGAAATACAGCAAGGGCTGTGCGTTGAATTGAGGTCATGTTGCCTCCCTACGAGCCTCGGCGATCTCCGCACGGTCCTCATCGTCTTCCAAGTGCTCTGGTGGTGTTGTCGGTGGTGGGCCTGGTGTCCAAGATTCATCAAGCTCTGGGTTCTTCCACACAGGCATGGCTCCAAAAGGCTGGCTTGGAAGGCCATAGGCGGACTGTGGAGGGGCATAACTGCTCTGTTGGTAGCCACCCATCATGGGCTGGCACATAGGCTGTTGTGGAGGCTGTGGATTAAAAGCTTTCACTGCTGTAGAAACCGCACGTTTTCCGATAACGCCACCAATGCCGCCAACGATGAGCAACACAATGTCGTTCAGCATCTTGGTGTACGCCTGATCTATCGGAGCCATCGACTTGATTGGCTGCGTAACGAACGTCACGGAATAAAGCAAGGCCGTCACGATGCCAAACAAAATGATGGTAACCGCCACCACTACAAAAGCCCAAATGCGGACCTCTAGCAGCGCAATTTCTTCATCAGCGGACCGGAGTGGGGTCAGAGGCTGGTTTGGTTTGCTCAATTTGCTTCTCCAAGATGGGCGCAACAAGGTATTCAGGACAAGTCTGTGTGAACTGGCAGCGAGGTTTTTGGCAGCGTTCAGCGTGGAAGTTGTCAGGGTTCTGGCAGAAGTATCGGTACTGCTCATCGCAACCAGCAAGCAGAATCAGCATTGACAGGATAATGTATTTCATCGCTTCATCTCGAACATGACAAGGTAAACACCAAAGCCTACCAGCGCAAAGATGACAATGATGCCGCCTACAACGATCAGGATTTCGACAAGTTCTTCCTGTTCTTTCTTGGCCCGCAAAGCCCTGTCACGGGCTAACTGCTGGTCGATCTTGTCTTGCTTGTCCATCTCGGCCACACGGACCATGATGGAGTTCCAGACGTCCATGTTGTTTGGGAAGAATAGACCTTTGACCTGCTCCTCAAAGTCACGTTGAGACTTTAGGTCAAGTTCAATCTGAACGGCTTTGCTCATGTTGGAGCCGCCTTGACTTTTAGCCTCTTTGAGAGCCTTGGTGACCTCATGCTTTTGCTCAAAGTACCGACCTAAAAGCGGCCCAAGACTACGGACATCATCAATAGTAGATGATGCCTGCTTAATCATGGATACCGTCTTTTGGACAGCAGCCATAGCCGTCAAGGCCATTGTGATCGGTTCCATTACAGCAAAACCTCAATAAATACTTTGATGCACCAAATAATCATGCAGACAAGAAGGGCCGCTGCAATAAAGCTGACAGCCCAATCTTTCATTGCACACCGTATTGAGGCAGCATACCGATTCCGTAGTTTGCCAATGGATCGTTGGTAATCCTGTTCAGCAAACCTGGGACTTGGGGTGTAGTGCTGGGCAAAAGCCTATTTTGGAATGGTGCGCTAGTAATCGCAGACCGAGCCAATGGACGGCCAGCAACTGTAGCCAACAAGCTTGGGTTGCCAGCACTTGCAGCAGCAACACCAGCAGCACCAACATCAAGTGGGCTGATGCCGGGAACGCTACCAATACGTGCTGTGTTTTGGAATGCCGTTGGGAAAGCAGCAGCAGCATCAGACAAAGCCTGAAGCTCAGCAGGAACAATCTTGCCAGCAGCAGCACGTTGACCCAACTTAGCACCAGATACGTCACCAGTAGCAGCATTCAACGACTTTTCAATCGTGTAGCTCTTGGCAATGTCTTGACGAGCTTGCTTGAAGTTCTTCATGACATCTGGTTGGTTGAAGTTTTGCAGGTTGCGTTCTGCAAGATCTTCAAGTTGATTTGCAGCAAATTTCTGAGCCTTAGCCAAACGCAACTTATCAGCATCGTTTGATCTAAAGTTGATGTCACTGTCAGACCGCAAAATTTTGATTTTTTCAACCAAAGCATCACCGTCAAAACGCATTTGCTTCAACTGATTCAGCAAATTCAACTCTGGACCTGTGTCAACAAGATTGCCCAGCTTTTGAATTTCGTTGGTTCGCTTGTTGATGTCAGTGATGAATTTCTTATCTGTGTAGTAAGCAGGGTTGGCTCTCAATGCATCGTAGGCTTGGCCTTTGACATTGCGATATTGCTCCAACACTTGCGGAGTGATTGGCGTATCAGGAGTAAGACCCAATGCCTTACGAGCCTGAGCATTGATAACTTCTTGGTTCTTGATAGACGCAACTTGGCTAGTCTGCTGTTTGCCAGAGAAGCCCTCAAGCAAACGATTCAGCATCGTAGGATTGACCTGAGTAGGTGGCAGTGTTGCACCTTCAGCAATAGCACGTTGAGCAACTTGCTGAGATTGTGTCAACTGGGCTGGCTGACGAGGCGTTGTCATAGCACCAACACCCGCAACAGGAGCGGCGATCAAAGCACCAGCGGCCATCTCATTGCCCAACTGAGCAGGATTGATAGTCCCGGTATTTGCCAACTGAGCAGCACCAGAAGTGATACCGCCACCAAGAGCAGCAGTACCCACATTCTGAGCAGCAGCAACAGTACGTGGAGCAGCCTGAGCAACAGCTTTAGGTGTAGCAGCCACCAGTGACTTCTGAATGCCTCCAGGAAGGGCTAGGTTGAGCGGATCAAGCATTGCCGTGCCCATGCCGCCAACAAGCAGTCCAGGACGTTCTGTGGCTGTTTTATAAACACCGCTGAGAATGTCGCTAATAGACTGTGTAGGAGCAGCAGGAGCAGGAGGAGTACGATCTCGGCCCAAATACTCGTCTGAGAAGCCAAGGCTACCCAAGACGTTCTGAATGCCTGTGTTGATCAGGTTACCAGCACCCATTGCCAACTGGCCTGTAGTTGTTTTGCCACGCAACACATCCATAGGGTTGAAGCTGGAGCGAACGTCTTGCAGGAATTGGCTAGGAGGCTGATTGGCTTGCGCTCTAACGCTGTCAACAATGTTGGCTACGTTTGGTGTTGGACGAGGCGTAGGAGTTGGTGCTGCAACAACACCAATACCAGTTACTGGCTTCCAATCTTCTTCAGGCAAATTATTTTGAGTATCGTTTTCCGAAATCTGTGGAAAAGACACATCAATTTCCACATCTCTAGGTCGGCGAGACTGTGTAGTCGATTGTGTTGGTTGTTGCCCAATGCCATCAACTGGCTTCCAATCTTCGTCATCTTTATTTGCCATACCAACCACCTTTTTGACGTAGTTTTGGGTTTCTTTAAATGGTGGAATGCCACCATACTTTTCCACATTACCAGGTCCAGCGTTGTAAGCAGCAGCAACCAAAGCCGGGTCTTGAAATCTGTCAGACAACTGTCTCAGATACTTCACGCCACCTCGGATGTTGTCTTGCCAGTTCATCCGGTCAACACCAAGACCTTTTGCAGTTCCCGGCATCAATTGCATTGGACCATAAGCAGTCTCGCCAGAACGAGTTACTGGACCACGTGCGTCAAACTTTCCGTCAGATTCAGCGGAAACTACGCCCTGCACCAAAGACAGAGGAACCCCTTGGCGCTCTGCCTCTTGAGCAGCGAATGCAAAGATTTCGTCTTTAGTTGCCATGTTATTGATCAATAGTCATTACACTACCGTCCGGTTTTTTGATGCCATATCTTCCTGACCTGCCTTGAACAAGTTGGAATCCTGCTGGCAAAGTGGGCTTTTGCGGATTAGCAGCAATCTGCTCTTTCAAGAACTGATCAAATTTTGGATGATTAAAGATTGGCTTGTTTTCAGGAGATTTAGCCCATGCCGTACCGATTTTGCCGGGATCACCCGTGTAGTTCTCTACGAACTGATTACGAGCAATGTCTTTGTCAGCCAAAGCAATCTCTTGTACAGCAAGAATTCGTGTTGCGGCAGCGGGGTCATTCAAACTTGCATAACCACGAGCAATAACCTGAGCGTCCAAGTTACTGGCAGCACCTTTTTGTTGCGCTGTCCTATCAAGTTGGGCAGTAGCAATAGACTGATTCATGCGGGTAATGTCAGTAATGTCTTGTTCAAACATCTTGCCAATACCGGGAATCGCATTCATAAAGCCGTAAGCACCCGCTTGCAATCCAGTAAGCCTGTTGTTCTGGATTCGTGTTGACAGGTCGTACAACTGTTCAGCAGCAAGCTTACGACCGCTGGCAGAGTTAGCACCAGCAGAGCTTTCGGTAGAAAATGTCGTAAATCTTTGTTTAGAGGCCTCATCAAGCGTTGCTTGAGCTGGAGACACTTTTGATATGTTGCCGCTAGGATCTCCAGTGCCAGTGCCTGTAGGCTGATTAAGCAAGCTAGATCTAGGAACAAAACTTTCTGATCTATCAGGATTTACGATGCGCTCAACTTGACCCGCTGCCTGACCAACTGCTTTAGCAGACTCAATATCTTGAATAGATTGGATAGCACCACTTGCAGTACGGATGCCAGTTGGGTTGCCGTTTCTGTCAAACACATATTCTTGGTTTGTACCAAGTGGTGGCAGTGTATTTCTTGCAGTAGCGCCAGCAAATCCTGGAGCATCAGTTACATTGAACGTAACATTACCATCAAGAACAGTTGGACTAACACCCAAGCCTCGTTCAGCGTTAAAGAACGGAAGACCAGCCATAGGTCGTTTGTTGGCATCCAACACCAAGTTACCTTGAACAGTAGGCTGCATTGCAGACAAAGTCTCTCGGATTTGAGCTTGGCCGGGGTTGCCAACCAAACGCATTGAATCCCTGTAAGCCTTATCAAAATCAATTGGCGTATTCAAGATTGCTTGCTGGTTCTGAGCAGCAGTAAGTGTTGGGCCTCTTCCCTCCTGACCCAAAGCACGTTGACCTGCTTGCATGGGAGTGGGGACATATTGCTCCAAGAAGCTAGCCACCTCACCACGTTGACGCTTTTTCTCTTGCGCTTCAGTAATGTTTTTCTGAGCAGATGTGTACTGTTCTGGAACACTCAGAGCAGACTTCAAGCCCAAAGATGGATCGTTACTCAGCAAGGAGCCAAGCAAGAACTGTGTAGTTGCTTGCTTTTGCAGATCATTCCTCTCCTGTTCACTAAGACCAGTAAGAGCAGCGTTTGACAGTAAGCCAAAATTGACGGGCATAAATACTCCTTACAGGCCAAGAGCACCAAGAATGCCTTGGCGTGATGTAGATTGCTGCTGCATACCAGAACCACCACCAACATTAAGACCCAATGCTTGGTTGATGATTTGCTGTTGCTCAAGAGGCAGATTACGGATTGCATCCAACTGTGCTTGTGAGAACTGCTGCTGAAGACCGCCAATATTCGCCAATCTCTCCGCGCCAGCAAAGCCCATCTGTTGGTTTTGACCAGAGATGTTTGCCATTTGTCCAGCAGCACCAATACGCTGTTGGTTAGCCTGAAGACCAGCGCCTTGATTAGCCAAATTGGCTTGCAAGAAGTTCTGTGAATTTTGCAATCCAACTTGATTTGTAGCGCCTTGA